CCATTAGTACCTGATGTACCATTAGTACCTGATGTACCATTGATGCCTGATGTACCATTGATGCCTGAAGTTCCATTAATACCTGATGTTCCTCCACTTCCAGCAGTTCCATTAATACCTGATGTTCCTCCACTTCCAGCAGTACCTGTTGTTCCGCTAGTGCCCGAAGTGCCGCGTGTACCAGAAGTACCAGAAGTACCTGATGTTCCTGAAGTACCCGATGTGCCACTCCCGCCGGCAGAACCGGTGATTTGCATACTATCGATTACATCAGTATTAAAATCTCTTAATAACGCTGGGGTAATTAAACCTTGTGTGTTATCGGGGAAGTTACCTTGATTTACCGCTTCTAATTGGGTTTTATTTAATATAGCCATACAAAATTATATTTGATTATTTTTTTATGTTTGTGAATAAGGTACTTCCGTTTGTCCGATACCTTGCTCTATTAGAGCACCATTACAACATTTACGTGAATAAGTGTTTGATTTGACACACAAACAAGCTCTACGATTATTTTTCGGAGAACTCTTTCCTCTCGTTGGTCCTAAATATACACCTGAGGTTGCTTGAAATCTAGCTAAATAAGCTGGTGTTGGCATAATGTAATGATTTTACTCTTTTAACAACGATACCGATAAAAGTATTCGTTATTAGTTTGCTTTTGATATAGCCTCTTTATGTAAGCGGTTTTGTAACTCATTATAATCTGATTGATATGATAGAAACAACAGGCATTGTTCTAATGGTAATTGTGTTATATCATCCATCACTCTAATGTCTCCATTTGCTAATTGGACAACGGAGGAATAATTTTTCCACTTTTTTCCAAAATTGACTTGATGTTGTGAGGAATTACCTCCGTATCCATCAAAAATTTCTGGATAGAATTCGGCAAGTCCGTTAATAAACGTACAAAAAAAAACAATGAACCAAAGTGAACATCCATTGGAACTTCTAAAAACCTATCTTCATTTATATAACCATCGTATGTTTTAATCTCATAGAGAGCTCCAGTCTTAGATGTAACAGGTCTATATAAGATACTCATAATCTTAGCCCAATTCTCATCTATTGTAAATGTATCATACTTTGCAATGTCCAAATACGCACCATAAGCCATCTTTGATATATTAGGTTCAAAGCCGTATTCCACTCCATTGATGGTTATAAACCTTTGTAATTCAAAATCAGTCTTACCCATAAACCCTACTATATCGTTTTTAATATTAGTAAAGGTTTCAGTATCTAATTGTGTTATGTACTCTACATTGAATCCACATAGGTGATGCATTAAACAGGCTATGTATCCTTCTTCGTTCTCACCATATACTTTTAAATCTTTTTGTAAGTTAAGATATTGCTTTAAGGTGATTGCTGACCATTCTTTTGGTACTGTTATCTTTATTTCTTTTTTCATATTATCTTTGGTTTTTCTTTTCTCTATATTGTTCAGGATTAATCAACTCTAAGTTAGTATTGATTGGAACTGATGTTACTGCTTTTATATCAACTGTATTCATCTTATCCAACAATATGGTTTGTAACTTTTTATTTAAAGAATTACGTTGCTGTAGTGTTGCCATTAAGGATGATTTAGCTTCTCTAAGTTCTTCTAATAACTTATTGTTAATTGCTTCAGTATGGGCTACATACTGTGCCATTGCCATAAAATCTTCTTTTGTAAGATTGTTTAAATCTAATTGTTCGTTTTCCATATTATCTAATTGTGATTGTGTATTTACCTTTATGCGCTGCAGATTGTGATAGTTCCATCATTGCCACATAACGAGCAGCATCTAATAAGTGGTCATTGAATCCAACGGGTTTATCTAATTGTTTACCGAAGCGGTCTGTTTCCCATTCGTATCCATACATTTCATTTACTAAGTTCTGACATGCTTTAGGTATCTTAAGTTTATAATTACGAAGGACACCAATACCAAAGTTTATTGAATCCTTTCCTTTCACTACTGGTCTAATATTAAATCCAGCTCTATTTAATTCTTCAATCATTCTTGGTTCTGACGAATCAGCCCATATTTGTTCTCTATCTTTTACAATTCCTTTTAATAGATTTATAATATCTGCTGTCACCATTCCTCTTTCATAGCAGTGTTCTAAAATGTATATCTCATTACCATTTAATTTCCAAAGTGAAACAAGGCCAACCGGGTCAGAACTGTAGCCAAAATCCAATCCGTATGCAATAAAAACGGCATCATCCGGTAACCATTCTACTATTTCAAAATCATAGATTGCTTTCTCATTCGTAGTGTACTCACCTACTGTATAAACTTGATACGCCTTTGGGTTTGTATTCTTTAAATCCTGTAATGCTTTAATCACACTCTTTTCTAAGAATGGATTGTTCTTATAATTGGTGAAATATCTCGTACAATCTTGCATCTCGCGAAGCCAGTGCCAAGGCGAGCAAGTTGGATTATAGCTTAGTATTATTTTGCCTGTACATCTTATAGATAATTCTAAATAAGAAGATGCATCTACTTCAGTTGCTTCTTCTACCCATAAGATAGAACTCTTAACACCTCTTAGTTTTTCACTATTGTCAGTTGATATAAATTGTATTTGTGAACCTGTATTAAATGAATACACGCGGTCTGTTGCATTCCAATCGTTTTCAAACCATAAATCTAACCCTTCCATTATCTCTTTGAAATCCTTCATTACAGTCCTTTTAAGAGATGGGATTGTCTTTCTCACAATTGTAATATCTTCTTTACCTTGTAGGGCCTGTACGATAGACCATTGAAGTATAGCATACGTCTTGCCCGAACGCGAGCCACCTATGAGATGTGTAACTCTTGTTGGAGAATCCTCAACGTGTTGATACGATACTGTAGTCTCTATATTAAGATTACTCATTAGGTATTTCTTTTTGTATGATGTGTACTGATATCTGCTGAATCCTTTGTTCTATTTCAGCTTTCACTTCAGTTCTACTTAACTTAGGTAGTGTGTACTCCATAAGTTTCAAAGCAAGTTCTATTGCTTTTTCAGGATCTTTCTTCCTTATCTTCTCCAAATCTTCGGATAGATGATTGAGCGTGTTGTTGGTAGCCCTAGCAAGATTTAGTTTCATCTGCTCGGTACTTCTATTCAAAGCTCCAACAGGTCTACCTGCTCTATTGATTCTCGTATCGTTCTTTTCAAATGCCATTGTAATCGGTTGTATTTAACAATATATACAGATATAACAACTATATCCACCTTTGTATTTATCGTTGGACCTTGCCCCCTTAAAATTAGGTTGTAACCTATTTCTCATATAGATTCATTCCATATACACCTTCTATTGGATTTCCTTTTGTATCATAGTATCTTTCTATCGGATTACCTAATATTGCAAAATACTCATTCTTTTCTAAATCAATAGGTCTTGAATTTTTTCCATTTGCATCTATTTCTGAATTACCATTTGGTTTTGATGTTATTAGGGAATACTTACTTACTCTATGTATTTCTTTCACAACATCTATTGCGTATTGTGTTGGTAAGTGTTCTAATGTGTGTCTACATAGGATTAAATCAATACTCATAGTTTCCAACTTTCTTAATTCTTCTAACATATCTCCACATTGAAATTTAATCCTATCATTGCCATAATTCTCATTATTAATCTCAACTAGCCTATCAACAATATCATTCCCAATATAGTTTGGTAATTCATCCCTTATTTCTTTCATCCAATTCCAATCACCACATGAGCAATCCCATATAGTTTTAATCCGGTTTTGTTTTATTATATCTACTAAGACTTTACGAATGTTTTCAGTATAAGCTAATGAAGAACCTAATCCGGATTTTGAACCATCTTGCGTCCATCCGTTGTTTACATATGTGTTTGTAAATAATTGTTTTAAATCTTTCATTTTATTTATAATGCTAAGTAATCGCACCACCAATATACTAATAGGATTGCTATCCCATATACTACTCCTAATACTAATAGGTCTTTGTTATTATTCTTTTTCAATAAATGGATTGTTAAGTGTTTCTCTTAAATGTAGTTTAGCTTTCTTAACATTAGTAAAGCTGGTTGATTTACATATTTTAATTTCATTAGAT